GGTTTGGATGCGGAGAAGCTGGCCGAGGCCCTGACCAAGGGTGGGGTGCCCATGCAGCAGGCCGTGACTTCCATGCTTGCCGATGCGGGCGAGCTGGTCCGACGCCAGCAGGATTGGACGGGGGTGGAAATGCAGTTCCTCGCCACGTCGACCGATGCCACGGCGGAAATCGAGGCGGCGGATACCTACACCGGCTTCATTCGCGATCTGATGACGTTGGCCAAGCTGGTCAACAGGGCGGCCAGCGCCTTGGAGGACGGAGAGAACCAGGTCCGGCCGGAGGATGCCCAAGTCAGGATGGAGCCGATTACCTTCGGGTCGCGCCTGTTCAATCTCAGCAATCAGTACCTCCTCGCGCTGCGCGTGGACGCGATCGTCCGGCAGGCGACCGCCGAACTAAAGGCGGGGCGCAAACCATTCATCGCGCTCTACAACACAATGGAAGGCCCGATCCAGGACCTCCAGGCGCGCAAGCTGCCCATTTCCTTCGCCGGCATGCTGGCCCGGGAAATGTATAAGATGCTGACCATCACGGTGCGCGACCCGGCCGTCGAGTCGGGCAAGCGTTTCGTGGAATTGAAGCCCGAGGATTTGCCCGACGGGGGCGAGTACTTCCGCACGCTCGAACGGCAGGTCCTTGGCACCGACTTCTCGCGGTTCCCCATTTCACCGATCGATTCCATTCGCCGCGGCATCGAGTCGGCGGGATACACCGTCGCCGAGCTGACGGCGCGCGACGGCGAGGTGGACGACACGGGCGAGGAGATCGTCCTGACGAAGCGCGACAAGACCGAGCGCACCAAGATCCTCAAGGCGTACAACGACGGGGACGTGGATGCCTTGATCGTGAACGGGTCCGGGTCCACCGGGCTATCGGCTCACACGGATCCGCGTTTCAAAGACCAGCGGCAGAGAGCGATGATCGTTGGGCAGCCTGCCCCCGACATCAACGAGTTCATGCAGATGCTCGGCCGCGTGATGCGCTCTGGCCAAACGTCGCGCCCCATTTATCGAATCCTGAACACGGCCCTGGCTGCGGAGCGGCGGTTTGGAACGATGCTTCGGGGTAAGATGACCAGCCTCAACGCCAATACCACGGCGGAGGGGGAATCGAAGATGACCCAATCGGAGGGTTTCGCCTCCGACATCTTCAACGAGATCGGGGACAGGGTTGTGGCTCGGGTGATGCGGGCAAACCTATTTCATGCGTTGCAGATGGACATTGTCGGGCTGGAAGGATTTGACGAGATGCCGGATTTTGCCCGTTACGCCACGGGTCGCTTCGTGCTGCTGCCCAACGAAGACGCACAACGGCTCTGGGATGAAATCGTGGCGGAGTACACCTTGGAGATTGAGCAACTCGACCAGGCCGGACAGAACCCATTGAAGGCCACGGCCGAGGACCTCCGGGCCAAGACGATTGAGGCGACGACCTTCGTGGAGGGCACGGGATCCACGCCGTTCGATGGTCCGGCCAATCTGGAGCGGGCATCCATTCGCCCGCCGGATCCGCCGCCGACTCACCAGGAGGCAGTGACCGAGGCGCAGGAGAAGATCCCGCAGGCGCGCACGCGGGCCCGGGAATTCCTCGGCAAAAGTCAGGATGCGCAGAATGCTCGGGTGCGGGACATGCGCCAAAGGGGGGCCACCGATGCGCAAGTGGAGCAAGCCGAGCAGCAATTCGCAAAGGTTCGGCAGGCGCTCAACGATGCGTTTCGCATGTTGGGAGACACCTGGGGTGTCGATGCCCTGGGCGATGGGGCATCGGCCTTCTTCGGTGTGGCGGTGGACCTGCGCTTGAGCATGGGGTCGGTCTCGGATTTTGCGTCCCTGTCGCGCCAGACGCTTGTCCTGCGGACCAACACGTACCGCGGCAAATATACCATCCCGCTGTCCAAGTTGTTCACCAAGGATGGATCGATGCTTCGCCCCGTCGACGAAGCGGAGGCGGCCGAAATGTTTGCCTCCACCGCAGAGAGAACGAGCGAGCGTTACATCGTAACGGGGAACCTCCTCCGGGGTTGGGAAGCGGCCTATCAGGCTTCTTCCGGCCGGGATGGGGGTCGCCCGCACGTGGCCATCTTCACGCGCGACGATGGTTCCTTGGCGACCGGCATCCTGATGCCGCCCAGTTGGAGCCCGGGAGAGAAGGCGGTGTTGCCGGTGCAAAGCGGCAATGAGTTCGTCGAACTGGTGCAGGCGGGCAATAGGCTGGGGGACACGTTGGGCAGTGCGGTGCGTGGAATCCAAATCGAACGCAGCGGCGACCGGGGGGTGTCGGCCGTTGTGCGTGTGCCTTCAAACATGGCGGGCAGAGTCCTGTGGGGGGATCCGATCTACCGCGGGTTCTTTGTTGGGCAGCCGGTGCAGCGAGGTGGAAAGTTTGTGGGAGAATTGGCGCTGACCGAAGGGGTGCGATTCTACGATTGGCTGGCAAGCAAAGGTGTGAAGCTCGCCGTGAAGCCGGCGGCGCCGCAGGCGGCCGAGCTGGCCTCACGCGGTGCCTTTGTCAGCACGTTCAGCCGCGGGCCCGGGTCCAAACCGCAGAACGTGCCGGTCACGTTTGGGGGCATGAACCTCGTGCGGCCTCTCGAGCTGCCCGAGCTGGTCCGCCTGGTGCGTTCGCTGACGGGGGAGTCCCCCGGGGTGGGGAGGGCGGGAAAGAAGGCCCTTGGAAAGTTTCAGGATGGGGCCATCACGCTGGATCCGCGCATCTTTCGTGACCCCGAGGTGGCGGCCATGGTGCTGGCGCACGAAATCGGGCACCTGGTGGACTACCTGCCGGACGCGGAGCTGCGCCGGGGCAACCTGTTGGGGCATCTGTTGGCCCTGCGGCGATTTCTCAACCACACGTTTGGACCGCTCAAAGCGGTCGAGCTGCGGACGGAATTGCTCGACGTGACCCGTTGGTGGCGGCCCTACGACCCGGCCGTGGATCCGCCCAGTTACGTGAAGTACCGGGAGACTCCCGAGGAGCTGTACGCGGATGCGTTGTCGGTCCTGTTTAACGCTCCAGCCGAATTGGAGCAGCGCGCGCCCAAGTTCTACGAAGCGTTTTGGTCAAACCTCGATCGCCGGCCCGAGGTGCGGGATGCGTTGTTCGCGCTCCAAGACCTGTTGGGCAAGGGCAAGGTGCAGGTCATCGACGAGCGTGCGCGCACCATCGAGCAGGCTTTTGCCGAAGGTGAGGCACGATGGAAACAAGCTGTGGCCGATCGGGAGGCGGCGGCAAAGTCCTGGGATGGATGGTGGACGCGGCTCTGGCAGGAACTCTACTGGAACCACTTCCCCATGGAGCAGCGCGCGGCGCAGGTCGAGCGTCGTGGGGTGAAGCTGAAGCCCGAGGAGGATCCCCGGAAGTTCCTCGATGACCTGGGCTATAGGGACACCACGGTAATGGCCTGGGGCCGCCGGGTGTTTGAGCGGGTGATTCAACCGGTGGAGGCCTCGGGCATGACGATCGAGGACTTTGGCAAGTTCCTCCTCTACCAGCGCATCCTGAATGGGGACCGCAGTGGGTTGGCCAATCCGTCCGGCCTCACGCCGCAAGCGGCCCAGCTCGGCCTCCTGCGCATGAACCTGGACCTGGGCATCGATCGCATGACGGTGCTGCGGGATGCCGTCAAACGGTTTCACGACGACGTCTTCACTCTGGCGGAGCAGGCCGTGCAGGTGGGCGCCTACAATCGCACCACGTTCAACACGGTCATCAAGCCCAACCGGGACACCTACGCCACGTTCGCGGTCCTGGACTACGTCGACGACTGGATTCCGGCGGGCATCAAGGAACAGGTGGGTACGCTCAAGGACGTGGCGAATCCGTTTCAGGCCACGATCCTCAAGAGCATTTCCCTCATCAACCTCATCGCCTACCAGCAGGCCAAGAACAAGACGGTGAAGTTCCTGACGGAGTACTTCCCTGACGAAATCACGCGGGGAGGTGAGGACAAGCCTGCCGCCCGCCGGGATAGGGCGCCCCTGATGGTCTTGGAGAACGGCAGGCCGGTGCACTACCAGGTCGATCCGTACATCGCTGAAGCGTTCGAACGTCGCAACCCGAAGGACCTGCATTGGCTGACAAAAGCGGCCGACGGTCTGTTCCGGCGGTTCGTGTACCCGTTCATCATCACCTACAACCCGGGGTTCCTCCTGTTCATGTCGCCGCTGCGCGATTTGCAGCGGACGGGTCGCAACCTGCCGGGCGCCTTTGGACGCCTGCGGCTCCTCCCGGAGTACGTCCGGCAATACCGGCAGGTGCGCCAGCGGTATTCCGGGGAATCGGGGCCGCTTATTCGCGAGATGGAGGCCAACCTGGGGTTGGGCACTCCGTTCGATCAGATCACGCGCGCCAATCGGGACGACTTCGTGGGCGATCTTCTTCGGCGAATGCGGGTGATGCCCAACCACGAGATCCGGGGATTCCTTCGCACCAGGTTGTGGCGGCCCGTCACCGCGGCTCTCGACCAGCTTGAGGCGGTGGGCATGACTCTGGACACGCTCACCAAGGTGAGCGCCTACAGCCTGCTGCGCCAGCAGGGCATGAAGCCCAAGGTAGCGGGCGCGTGGGTCCGCAACTACGCGGGGCTCCCCAACACCAACAAAAAGGGGCTGTGGATGCGGCAGGTGCGGGCGCTGTTCCCGTTCTGGAACGTCATGATTCAGGGGTGGCGGGCGGAGGGTCGAATGATGTCGCACCCGACCACCCGAGGGGGATGGTGGTTCAAATACGCCACGACCAACGGCATCGCTCGTATCCTGACGGCGCTGGCGGCCACCGGTGTTCTCGGGCAGGCGCTCAAGGAGCTGTACGCGGCCATTTCCGGCTACGACCAGGCCAATTACATCACGGTCCCGGTGGGCAGCACGGAGGGCGGGGAGTTCGGCTCCCGGACCGCATACCTGCGCATCCCGGAATCCGAGACGGACCGCCTGTTGGGCGGCCTCATTTCGAACGGGATCAAGGCCGTGGCCGGGGATGACACGAAGCTCAGCGAAATCTTCGACTTCGGCATGGGGCAGTTCCCCACGCTCAATCCGATCGTGACCGTGCCGGCGGCCTGGGCGCAATTCGCCTCGGGTCACAATCCCCGGGACCCGTTCACCGGCCGAGACATCGTTCCGTCTCGGGAGTGGGCCGCTGGCGGCATGGACTCGTTCGTGCCCATGGCGGGCTGGACGCTCAACCAGTCTGGCGTGGGGAACTGGCTCCGGTGGGATCCTCGGTCGGAAACCACCTGGGAAGCTGTCCTGAGTGCCACCCCGGGCATCAACCGCGTCGCCAAGGTGTCCGACCAGGGCCTCCGGGAGCAGCAACGGGCCGGGATGGACGAGGAAGCGGCCCAGCGGGCTCGGGCCAAGCTGAAGCTGCCGGGGTCGGTGCAGGCCCTCGAAATGGAGTACTTCCGGCTGAACCGGATCCCCAAGGAACGCCAGTCCCCGGCGCAGGCCGAGCGTCTGGTGGAGCTACGCGGCTGGTATCGGACGGTCTACAGTCCGGCCTGGCAGACGTTGGAGGAGGAGCAGAAGGCCGGGCGGGACACCGCCTCCCTCCGCCGCCGGCTGGAGGAGGACTCCAAGCCGTGGGCACGTTGATTTCCCTGCCCCCGCTGAAAGTCGGGCTCATGTCCGTGTGCTGCCGACCGTGCAGCCTAGGCGGGTGGCGGGGTGCAGCCAATTGAGCAGCGCAAATGACAGGCTTGGCAAATACCGTTGGGCTCCATTAGGTTGCGCCCATGGATTGGCAGGCTCTTAATCAATTGGTTTCAGGTTCAAGTCCTGACCGGGGCACCATCCTCTCCCGCAGATACTTCCGCAGTAAATCACTCCCCAGCAACGCTTAACCGCATGCTGGAAACCGTATCAAAATCCTCAGAACCCCCTTCCGTTGGCGTCCGTTAGCGTCCGTTTGGGATGCAGCCGCGTGCAGCCAAGACGCAGCCAGTTCATGCAGCCCTCTCCATGGGCACGATGTTCGAGGGGGCCTCGGCGAGGGTAGACCAGCAGGGTGCCGCGGGAGCCTCGGGCATCCAGTCGAACAGGCCATCGCCCCCGAGGATGGCCAGCCGCTCCCCGTAGGTCCGGACCACAAGCCCGGGGCCGGATCCCTGGCCCAGCTCCACGGCGATCGTGGCATCCTCAACCCCCTGGCTCCGGCGGACCCGGACGTAAAACGCGCGCATCCCATGCGGCTTACGCTTGGCCACCCCAATCGCTTCGGCGGCCTCGGAGAGGCTTCGGCCGAGGTGACTCTCGGCGACTGACCCGTACGGCACCAAGGGGAGCTTGGGGTCCGCGGGGTCCGGGAACAACCAAGGGCTCGTGGGCCACTTTGTGGCGGTGTACTTCCGCCAGACGGCGAGGAAGGCGCCGAGGGAAGGGTGGATCAGGACGGCCGGGTTGATTCCGCCCTTGCACCGGCGTACCCGCATCAACTCCACCTCGGCGCCGTCGCGGCGGATGGTCAGGCGCCGACCCGGGTCATCGGCGCCGGCATCCCACCGCAGGGCCCCGGGTTCCCCGGGGCGCAGGCCGGTCATGGCCTGGAAGAGGAGGTGACCGCCGGCCACCACGGAAGCCGGATCCCCGGCGAACAGGTGCGCCACGAGTCGGTGCAGCTCCTCGTCACTGGCTGGCATCGCGGCCGAGCAGTGAACAACGGCGGCGGCGTCCCGGTACGTCGGGCGGGCGGTAAAGGGATTCTCGGTCAGTCTGCCGGAGGACACCGCCCACGTGCAAAGTTGGTGCAGGGCCACCAGCTCAAGATCCGCCTGGCGCTCGCCGGTCCCCGATCGGGCGTTCTGCCGCTTGTGGGCGCCGAACGATTCGAAGTCCCGGGGGCCGATTCCGGCGGGGCTGCGGCTGCCCCACCAAGCGAGGGCGGTGCGGAGGAACACCTTCAATCGCTTCTGCTGCGGTTCGGTGCGAGGGCGCCCCCCGGGCTTCGGCATGCCGGCCTCCAGCCATTCCTTCGCGACCTGGTCGAGGGTGATGGTGGCGCGCTGGCGGGTCCGGTCGATTTCCGCCCACCGGCCGGCCTGAACGGCGGCGCGCAGGTCGCGCTCCGCGCGTTCCGCGTCTCGGCGGGATCCGGAGAACGTGCGCGTGATGCGGCGGCCGCCGCCGGCGGGGACAACGATCGTCCATGAAGTTTCGTCCCGGACGATCGATCCGTCCGGGGCCCTACGGGTTCGATGGTAGATGCTCATGCAAAAGTTCGTAAGGAACTTGCGGGAAATTCCGTTATCAGGGGGTGCAACACAGTACTTGGAAGGAGTTGCTTTCGTTAGGTCCCGACGAAGCCCTCCGGATTGCTGAAGAACTTGAGGGGGACGCCTTCATTATTCGCCTGCTGGTTTGCGTCGTGCGATACGGCGACGAACGATCGCGTCAGCCTCTTCGGCGGCGATGTCGTTGGGAATTGAACTGAGCGCGTCGGCTGCGCGTTTGGTGCGCGTGGACTCTAAGGTCTTGGCAATTTCGGGATCCCCAAGAAAGCGGGCGGTGTACTTGATGGCGTCGCGCGCGTCGGCGTTGTCGAGAGCCAATGAGCTGAGAAGATCAATGGCCGAGCGAGTTTCAGGGTCTAACTGTTGCCACGAGCTTGGTGCGCGTTGTTTGAGTCGTCCGTCCTGACCATCGCAGGCTAGCCAAACCCCGATTTCGCCGCGCAGAGGTTGGGGAATAAGATCCCGCAAAAATGCTCCCACGAGCGAAGCGGCGACGGTTCGGGAAAGGTTCTTCGCCAAGAGCTGAAGCGTTTCCGCGCTCGGTGTTACTTCTTCACGCGCCAATCGGCTCACCGTCCCACTGTTGACGCCTGCCTCCTCGGCAAACCGGGCTTGGTTGCCGTCGTAATGGGACTGGAGGACGGCAAGGAGTTGGGTGGCGAATGCGCTCATCCGTTGCACGGTATGCAATTACTGAGATCGGGCAAGGATTTTTGTTGTCAGGATACTGTAAGCGTGCAAAAACTACAGACATGCAAGCCCGGTTGGACGTTCTCGAAGCCCTGGTCCGGTATTGCCGGATCCTTCGGCAGTCAGCGGATGTTGAGAGGGTGCGAGCGGTTCTCGATGTAGAGGAGGACCTCTCGAAGAAGTTGGTGTCGGCGGGCGGGACCGTTCCGCCGACGGCTGCCGAGCTTCATCCGGGCCGCGCGGTGCGGCGTGCGCGTCGCAACCTTGTCGCCGCGGGCAAATGAACACCTCCCCTTCCGGCGCATGGCTGGTCGTGGGTCGGCGGACGTTCCCCGACGGAACCACCACGGAACTCACCGCCTCGTCTCTCGGTCGCACTGAGGAGCGGGCCCGAGCGTTTTACCAGAGGCTCCAGCTCACTGCCCCGCCGTCCCTCCACGAGGGGCCCCCGGCCATCTTCGCCGACCACGAGCTGCAATTCTTCCCTGTCCCCGTCGAAACCCCCGTCCTGCGATGAAACCCAAAACCGACTTCATCCTCACCGAAACGAGTCTCCACGTGTGGCGCTCCCAGCCGTCGATCCCCGCATGGATCGGGCCGGCGCTGATTGCGGCCGGCATCATCGGCCTCCTGCTCATCCCCTTCCAATGAACGATTGGCCGGGCACCCATGGACTTCATGCACTGGTCGGATTGTCTGCCGGCCGGAATTCCTTGGTTGGTTCCTTACGGGGTGCCCGGCTGCTTCCAAACATGAACTCACCTGTCTCCAATTCGTTTCTCTCCACGCTGCAAAGGCACCGTGGCGGCGGGCTGCTGGCTGATGCCAGCGACAAGCTGGCCGCCGTGGTCGCCGGGGTCCGGGCCACCGGTCGCCCCGGACAGCTCACTGTGAAATTGACGGTCAAACCCGCCCAGCGCGGGCAATCGGCCGTCGTCCTTACTGACGTCGTCGAAGCCAAAGCGCCTCGGGTCGAGGCGGAGGCCTCCTTCTGGTTTGCCGATGACGACGGGCTGCTCCGGACAACGGATCCCCGTCAAAAGGAGCTGCCGCTCCGCACGGTCACCGGATCGGTCATCGACGTGCCGAGTCCCGCCACCGAAGCCACGGCCGCCAACGCCTGATTCACCCTCATCCGAAACTCAACAGCCGAAAGCCATGAACGAAAGAACCTATCCGCCAGTCCCGTCAGGCCCGCAAGAATCCCGAACGGATACCGACGCAATTATCGAATCCGCGCACGCCACTGGCGTGCCGCATGAACCGCCCGGACTCTGCGAAGGTGCGCCTGTCGTTGTGCTGCCCAAGGGCTACACGGCCACGCCGGTGCCGGGGTGGCGAAAGCAGCCCATACGGGCCAGTGGAACTGTCCAGTGCGAAACCCTGGAATCGCTGTGCCGGTACGTTTTGGAGTTCAAAACCCTCGATTCGCGGGTGTTCGTGTCCATGCAAAAAGGCGTGGTCACTGCCGTGCTCGATTATCATGCGTCGGACGGGACCACTGGGGGATGGTGTGAGCACCGGTGCACCTTGGTGCCAATCAAGAGCGACGCCTTCGAACGATGGGAGAAGGTCAACGGCAAGCCGATGTCGCAGTCGGAATTCGCGTTGTTCTTGGAGAATAACCTTCAGCACATCTTTGAGCCCAGCGGCGCCGATCTCCTCGGCATCATCAATGCCTTCGAGGTGGATGGCGCGATGAGCTTCTCGAAGGTGCAGCGTCTCCAAGACGGGTCCGTCAAGATGGCGTTCTCCAACGAGACGCGGGCGAAGTCGGGCGACGTGAATGTTCCCACCAAGTTCGCGATCTCCGTCCCGATGTTCTTGGGTGACGACGCGATTCCGATTACCGCGAGGCTCCGGTACCGGCTGGGCGCTGGGGGTGACCTGAAGCTCTGGTTTGAGCTGGAGGAGCTGCCTGAAGCGCGCATGCGCGCGTTCAATGCGATGGTGGCCCGCATCGCGCAGGTCACCGAAATCGTCCCGTTCCTCGCCCAGGTGTGAGCACGGAGATTTCCACGAAGGAACTGATTCGGGCCGCGGCTGTCCTCTCGGACGCTGGGTTCCGTGTGGTCCCGCCGGCCGTGTGGCATCTGAGACTGCTCCGGCCGGCGGATGTGGGTGAGATCCTCGGCGTCTGCCAGCGGCGGGCGCGGGAGATCATGTTGGGGCTCCCCGGGACCGTGCGCCTCCCAGGTAACGATCTGCGCGCGCGGCCCGGGGAGTTGGAGCGGTGGATCAAGCAGCAGGAGATTCCAGGGGGCCTATGATCGAGCGGGAATTCAAGAAGTACCTGACCAGCGTGTACCCGATGGGAGTTCCTCCTCAGCAGGAGGCTGAAGTCCGGCAGGCATTCTTCGCCGGTGCGGCGGTCGCTATGTGCGAGATCGGGGTGGCGGCCGATGCGGGCGATAGGAATGGCGTGCGGGTCCTCAAAGAGTTGGATCGGGAGCTGGCTGAATATGTCGCGCTCCGGGCGGCCCAGCTCAAAAACCCTGCGCGATCATGAGCATCCTCGATCTGTTCTTCTCTGGTGCGCGTCTGGGAATCGTGGTCGCCGGCGTGCTGTACGGATTCCTGCTCGCCTCGTGCGTCGTGTGGTTTTGGCTCTGGCTCCTCGTCGAGTCGGTGGGGTGGATCTGGGCGGGTGTGACGCGAAGGAGGAATCAATGAGTGCCAATTTCCAGCCCGGTCCGCGGCCCTTGCCTGAACTCGCAGCCTGCCCGTTTTGCGGATGCAGCGGTCACTGGGCTGTCCAGGTCGAGGAAGGCGAGTTCGCGATCATCTGCTCAGTGTGCCACGCCCGAGGCCCCAAGGCCCCGCTGAGTGTGCTGGCCATTCACGCATGGAACCGGCGGCGCGAGCCCAATGAGCCCGTGCCGCCGGAAGGAGGGAAGGGATGATCTCAGGCTACTTGGATAACTGCGCGGAAGGCGTGGGTGCGATCCTTGGCGCATACGTGTCCGACAAATTCGCGAGTGGTTGGCCATTGGCCGGTAGAGTTCACAGACACGGGGATGAGCGTTGGGTGCATCTGGGGAGCAATAGCGTCGCGAACTTGGGTGGCGATCCACGTGCTGTCCAATGGGGGTTCGCCGGCGGTGTATTGGTAATCAAAATCGGCCTTTATTTCGCCGTCGATCGTGATGGCGATGCGCAGAAACGGGTTGTGGATATCGTGCAGGGTTTCCGCGTAATCGGTGGGGCGAACGGAGCGTCGGCCGGTGCTGCCGACGTAATGGATCGATCTTTCCCAAAGCACGTCCGGATCCGGGGCCGCGTGTTTGGATTCGGCGTGAAATCCGCGCGTGTGACTGTAGCGGATCACGGGATCATGGACGTTGAGCCCAAAAGCCTCGTCGATGGCATGGGCAAATCCGGTCCGGCCTCCTGTGAGAGAGTTTGGACGTCCGCCGCTGGCTCCGTTCGCCCGTGCCGCCGCTGCCTTCTGCGGGCTCCTCGACGAGCCTCCGCGTCGGGCCAGCACGCGGGCTGCGGCAATCGCGTCGCAGGCATCGTTGAGCGCGCTGCGCATGTCGGAGGGCGACATGATTTCATCGTCGGCGGGGCTGACGGGGCAAAGGACCGTGACGCTGTCCCGATTGCGCGTCACGTATCTGTAGTTTCGTCCTGGAGAGGTAACGATGGTGCCGACGGCGAAGCCTCGAGGTACGCGCAGGGTTCGCTCGAAGAGATAGATGTCCGTCTCGGGTGTGTCGGTACTGGTGGTGCTCATGGTGTTTGGTCTTGGGGTTGGGACGGAGTTTTAGGGAGCGAGATTGTAGGCGTCCGGGATGTCATCGTATCGGACCAACCAACCTTGGCTCAACCCGTGCGCAATGGCAGCATCGGCGAGCTGGTAGCAGTTCTCTCGGGTCCCGTTTTGGGCCTGGATCCGGATTTCTCGGGCGATTTCATCCCGACCGACCGGACCGCAGGCGCGTACGATTTCAATCGTGGCGTCAATGTGGTTGTGGGTTGCGGGTGTCATGTGTGTGTCCATGGACAAAGAAATAACCCAAGCGCTTGGGTTTGTCAAGGGGGTGCTGTGTGAGTGAAGAAATGGATGACATCGATTTCGCCGACATAGCCGACGAAAGCCCGCTCGGGCCCCAGCGATGCCTATTCCCGCGGGAGTGTTTGATGCCGGGGCCGCACTACACGTGCGAATGCCACACGCTGGACGATCTAATTGGCCCGGCCGAGGCGAAGAAGGTCCGGCGCATGGATCGCCTCACGCAGCGTGAAAGGCGCAAGGCGAGGCAACTGCGTGCCCTGGTGCACCACCTGTGCGGTTCAGAGCCGAGGAGGAAGGCATGAGTGACGCACTCCCCCAATCTGACCCGCGAGGGCTCGGTAAGTCCTATGATGATGTTTGCTGCATCTATAATGGTAAACGCGTCCGAATAGCCGACTCCTACGCATTCGAACTGCGATGCACGCGGGCCGGAGGTTGGTCACTCTGGCATGTTTGGGGTGGGATCGAGCAAAGGCTTGCGGAGGAATTCGGCGAGCCGCGACTGCAAATTGAAGTGAGGGGAGTCCGCATACTGTGACATGAGTGCCGATATTCCCCAATCTGACCCTCTGGCGGTCGCTGAGTCAGTCAGCGCAGCCATGGTCCGCCAGCCGGACCTTTTCGCTGGTGAGGCCTTTTCGAGTTCTGAGCTGGAAATGGTCAGGCATGCACGGAAAGGCAGGTACAACGGCGCCGTGACCACCCGGAGCGAGGCTCGTGTGGCTCTGGTGGTGGCCCTGCGGCAGATGGGATGCTCGCTGCGGGAGATCCAGCGGCGCACCGGGATGGACACCCGCTTGGTGCTCGTGGTCGTGCGGGAAGCCGAAAAGTGCGGTGTCGTACCAGCGATTAAAGAGGAGCTGGGAAGGCGACTGGCCGAGACGACCGAGCTTGCATTGGCCCGACTGGGTCAAGAGCTGGAGAAAGAGGAGCCGGATCACCAGTTGGTCCGGGCGCTTGGGGTTGTGGCGGGGATTGGCGCCGACAAGATGACGGCCGCCGGCGCGAGCGGCCCGGACCTGCATCTCCACCAGCACGTCCACCTGGCCGGTGCCGACCCGGCCCGCGACTACCTCATGAAGCGGGCTGCGGTGCTGGCAACTGAGTCGGAGTCAGCCCAGCAACCCACGGAATCCACGCCAATCTTGGCCGATGTCGATGCTGCCGCCGTGCTGGCTGCTCACGTCGGCAGCCGGACCGACTCGAGTCCTGATCCCGGACCGAACCCGGCACCCGCCTCGAACACCCCCGCCACCCCGGGGGGGGGGTCGCCGATTTTGGCGCCGGGCGCCACGCCGTAGTCGTCACCGTCAGAGAACTTTTTGCACACATGCCCGACCCCCAAACCAACCCCATCGAACCCGTGGACTCTGGCGAGCTGGCCTTGAGCCTCGGAATCACCATCCCCCTCCTTCGCACCCTGCGCCGCCAACACCTGGCCGAAGGTGCCGATTGGTTCCGCTCTGGTAACTCCGTGCTGATCCAGCCTGAAGGCGTCGAAAAGCTGCGGCTGGCGATCGGCTTGGACGCGGAAAAGGCGCCCCCCGCGGCGCCCCCCGCGGCGCTCAAGGCGGTGGTCGTGAGTTCGCCCCGGGCCTTCGGGAACGTCAGGAAGCACTTCCCGAACGCGGGCGTCATCCGCTGCGCGATCGAGGGCACGGGGGAACTGGTCTGGGTCAGGGTCCGCAGCTCGGTCAATTACTTCCCCCGCCTCCGCAACGGGGATCCCATGATCCTCGAAGTCCAGAAACAGCCAGACGGACGGTGGCAAGCCCTGGGACGGGCGCCACGCTTCCCGGCTCGCTGGTAGAGCCTTCCATCCCCCTTTCACCGCCAGACTCAACAGAAAGCCACCTCATGATCGTCAAACCAAGCCTGTTGGATCACCCGAAGTTCCTGCGCCTGCAAAGACGACTCGGAAAAGACAGCCTGCACCTTCTGATCCGCATCTGGGCCCACTGCGAGACGGATTGCAGGGGCGAAGTGTGGGCAGACAAGGATCCGGAATACCTCGAAGCCGTCGCCCGGTGGGAAGGCGAGGCAGGGTTTGCATTCAAGGCCTTCGTGGACGCCGGATTCATCGCCTACACCGGAGGCTCCATTTTGGTCCACGACTGGAACGAAATGAACGCCTCGCTGATCGCGTCCTGGACCAACGGGCGCACCGGAGGGAGGCCTTCCCGCAAAACCCACGGGGTAACCCAAGTGGGTGTTAACCAGAACCCAGCGGATAACCCATCGGTTTCGTCAAAAACAACCCACGGGGTAACCGGGGAGCAGGTTTCGGATAACCCAGAGGTTACCCCACGGGTAACCCACGGGTTGCAAGATGCGACTTCTTTGCAAAATGGCCAATCCACGGAACCCACGGGTAACCCACGGGTTTCCGAAACAGGCCAAATCGAAACCCGTGGGACCCCCGAGAAGAGAAGAGAAGAAGACACACTCGCGTGCGAGAGCCATTCAGCCTTCGCTGAGGCTCCGTCAGTCGAGGAAGTCTTGAGCTTTGGTTCCTCCTTCCGGGGGGAGATGGCAACAGGTGCCCCCGGGCCCATCGATCCGGCTTACTGCCGCTCGTGGTGGGAACGGAAGGACAACTCGAGGAACGGGGGGTGGTCTACAATCCTCGACTGGCGCAGGGCACTGGTCTCGTCCTGGCGCGCAGACTTCCGAAAGACCTTCTGGAAGGGCGGGAGCGCCAGCGCGTCTACGTCGACACCTGCGGAGCGCGCCGAATCGGTCCCCCTGGGCATCCGGATCCGCGAACTCGAAAAGGCCGCCGAGGAGCACATTGGGAACCCCGAAAGCACGCGCGGCACCTTGGAGGCCAAGGCGAAGGCCAAGCCGGAGTGGTTGAAACTGAAAAAGCTGGTGCGGGAACTGCGCGGCCAGCTCGTTGGCACGGAGGTGGAGCCGTGAGTGGCCGAGGACACCGGAGCGGGCCGCAGGAGGACATGAAGAAGGCCGTCCGTGAACTGTGGAAGAGGGTGAAGCAGCGATCGGAGGAACGCTCGGTGGTGAAATTCATCCCTCACCCCAAGACCAGGAAGGAGGCGCGATGAGTTCCACCAGTCCAATCCCGCCCGGCGCTCGTTGCGGTGGGTGCTGTCACTTTCTGTTTGGTGACCGAATGGCTCAAACCGGATTTTGCAGTTTGTTCATGAAGACTACTGAACCAAACGCCGGATCCGCCTGCACTGCGTGGCAATCGCGGATTGGGTCGTGCGACCAGTCTTTCGGCCCAGCGGAACCTCCCCAATGCGGAAACCGCGATACAACCGCAGGGAATGAGGACGCGCAAACCGCTGGGCCGGTCAAATGGTCGTACGAGATCTTTCGAAACGAATTGTTCGTGGGATCAGGTTCAGGGTTGCGCGGCATCGATGATGTTTTGGCTGCCGTCCGCCACGCGATGGTCACATCTGAGAAATTTGGCAATCAGCTGACGCGCGTCGTAGTTACTCGCCATGCGTCGCGGAACAACGCGATGAGCGCACGCGCCGCCACGGAGGCACCCCAATGACCACCACCCCTATGCCACGCGAAGCCGTAGCCCAAGCCGCGGCTCGCTTCTGCAAGCCCAAGCCAACGCCTGAACGTGAGCCGGTGCGTCACTGGTTCAAGGTCCGGGAGCTTATGGCTACGGGTCCCAAGTCGTACCGCGACGTTGCGGCGGCCCTGCTGCTGAATCCCTGGCACGCCAACACGCTGATTCGTCGGCTCGCCTGGGCGGGGCTGATTGAAGTTCACCAGCGCGGGCTGAAAGGCAGCCGGCGCCGGGCCACGACGTACAGGATCAAGCAATGAGTGCCCCGAACGATCGGCTGCCACCTCACGCCCCGGATGCGGAGCGCGCTGTGCTCGGGTGCTGCCTTGAGGATCCCAGTCTGCTCGTGGTCGCCCAGCAGGCGCTCCACAACGGGGCCGAGGCGTTCTATGACCTGCGGCACCGGGAAATCTTCGCCGCCTTGGTGGCGATGGAGAACGAGGGTCGCGGCGTCGACATGATTGGGCTGATGTCTCGGCTGCGGGACATCGGGAAACTCGAAGCGGTGGGCGGCATTGTCTACCTCAACGAGATCGTGGACGGAGTCACCTCGACGCAGAACATCGAGGCGTACCTCTCGGACGTTCGCGACAAGGCGACGCTCCGGGCAATGATCCAGACGTGCGTGGGCACGGTCTCTGCCGCCTACCAGCACGCCGGCCCGGTGATGGAGCTGGTGGGGCAATTCCAGTCCGAGGTGGGAAGCCTGACTCAGGCGCACGTCAGATCGGCGGACGTGCCGATCGCCACGCCGATGATGGAGCTGGCGGCCATCCTCGACGAGCGATCCAGGGGCAAGCAGGCGATCACCGGCATCCCAACGCCGTGGTGGTATCTCAACAACATGACGTGCGGGCTCCAGCGGTCGGAGTACTACGTCATCGCGGCCCGGCCTTCGACGGGGAAGACCGCCATGGGCGTCGACATCGCGTTGCACGCGGCAATTACGGGCGTGCCGGTCCTGTTCTACTCCATAGAGATGACGGCCCGGGAGATCGCGCTGCGCATGCTGGCTAACCGGTCCAGGGTGAACGGCCTGAAGCTGCGAAATGGGTTCTGGCGAGAGAACAAGAAGGCGGACATCGCCGCTGCATCGGAGCAGATCGTGGGCCTCCCAATCCGCATCGACGAACGGAAGTCCATGAGTGGGCAGGACATTCTCCTGGGCACCCGGCGGGCTGTGCGGGAGCACAACATCGGCCTCATCGTCGTGGACTACATCCAGAAGTTGACCGCCGTTAGGCAGCGAAACTCCCGCCACGAGGAACTCACCGAGGCCTCGGGCTACATGGCGCGCGTCGCCAAGGAGCTGAACATCCCCGTCGTGGTCTGCGCCCAGCTCAACCGCGATTCCGACAAGGACCGGGGCGGCAAGCGCCCCCTGCTGGCCGACATCAAGGACTGCGGCGCGATCGAGCAGGATGCCGACGTGGTCGGACTGCTGTGGGAGCCCAAGGTCGACGAGTCCGATCCGGAGGAAATGAAGTGGCTGGAGCATCACCAGCCCGACGACCCGAAGGACGACGGCAAATGGCATGCGGAGGGACCGGATGCCGGGTGGAGGGAGGAATTCCGGAGGATCAATTTCAGCATCGCGAAGAACCGCAACGGCCCCACGGGGGAGTGCGAACTGGTGATGCAGAAAGCCAGCGCGCGATTCGTGGACGCTCACTCTCCAAAGCGCGTGAAGGAGAAACAGGGAACCATCATCTGAAGCCATGACACCCGAAGAACTCGTGACGGCGGTGCAGGTGGCCGGGGGTGGCGTGCGGAAGCTGGCTGATGGCCGGTTCTCTCTGTGGGGGCCGGTGCCGGACGCCATCGTCGAAGCCATCAAGGCCCAGCGAGACCAATTCGTCGAGGCGTGGGACGCGGAGCGCAACGACCGGTACCTACGTACCCCAACGACGGACATTAAGCTGCGGAAGGATCCGCCTCACCGCATGCGGGCCGCTCTGAAACGTCGCGTCCAACAGTACGTGCTGAACCAGTGCCCGGAGGTGTCGCGATACGCCTTCGATCGGTCGATTCACTACCACGAGGTGCATCCGGAGTGGGGCGAGGGCGATTGCGCGACCGCCGCGGCGCTCGACGTCGTGGAGTGGCAGCTCGTGCGGCACGAGGATCCTGTGGCGATGCTCGTCTCGCTCGGAGAAGCGTTCGACGAGATCATGATTTCCTCGGGGCAATGCGTCCAAACAGGAGTCGGACCCGGTTCGCCTGCTGGGTTGGGGAGCAAACGCATTCGCCGGCCGAATGGTACGGGTAACCCCGAGGATAACGATCGATGACGTTCGAGGACCTCATCGCGCGAGAGCCGGATCATCCGCTCCTTCCGCTTCCGAGCGAGGCGGAGCTGGATCGGATGATCCGGCGGGCTGGTCCGGATCGGGCGCTCAAGGAGTGGGAGGACCTGTGCGAGATGCGGCGTCGCATCATCCGCAGTGCGGTGGATGATCCCGTGCGTTTTGCTCCTCGCCCGGTGTTCTGGCGCTCCGCTCGGCGCATGCTGCAAAACCCGACGACCAAGCTGCTGGTCATTCTGGGCGGCAACCGTTCAAGCAAGTCGTTCTTCGCCGCCTACACGCTCATGGAGACGGCGCTGGCCGTCACTGCTCCCGAGGTGGCGGTCAATGAAGGCGTGACGTTTCTGGTCACCTCGGAGTCGGAGGATTCATCGAAGGACACGGCCCAAAAGATCGTGTGGGGCCTGCTTCCGCAGCCGCTCAAGAAGCTGAACGGCAAGCGCGACCACACGACCTTCATTCACTACTCCGTAAAAAACGGGTTCACCGACAACGTGCTCGTGCTGCCCAGTGGCGTGAAGATCCAGTTTGCCACGTACAACCAAGACCCCGGGGAGTGGGAAGGGCGCGAGTTGGGTCTGAAACATCGGCGGGCGATGGCGTGGTGGGCGGACGAGAACATGACGCTTCCGTGGTTCATGATGTTCCAGCGCCGCGGCAAGTACCGACCTGGCTTCGGACTGTGGTCGTTCACGCCGGTGAACGGAATCACGGCGACAATCAAGGAAGCGGTCGGGTCTGGGACCGTGCGCGTAACCCGGTCGGCGAAGCTGCTGCCCTTCGATCAAATCCTTGTGCCCGGTCTGAAGGCTGGCCGTGTGCCGTTCATCCAGGACGGGGCCGAGCCCACCACGGCGGTCATCTACTTTCATTCGGACCTGACCCCGTTCCGGTCGGGTGGTCGGAAGTACTCCGACCTCGTTGCCGAGCTGGTGGCGGGCAAGACCAAGGCGTACATCCTTGCCGTCTTCTACGGGTACACCGAGGACGTCGCGGGGCGCGCGTGGCCGAAGTACGCGCGCACGACGCACATGGTGCCCGTGTCCAGGCTTCCCGCGCGTGGGTCCAACTACCTCATAATCGATCCGGCGGGAGCGCGGTCGTGGTTCATGGTCTGGATCCGTGTGGAGCCCGGCAATCCCCGGCGCCTGTGGATTTATCGCGATTGGCCCGACAAACGGCGGCATGGCGAGTGGGCGGTGCCCACAACACGGCAAATCGGTCCGGACTCCCGGCGGGGGCGCGATGGCGACGCCGGCCCGGCTCAACGGAATCCAGGCTGGGGCGTGGCGAGGTACAAGCGGCAAATCCTCGCCGAGGAGACGATCGAGATGAAGGTGGGGGCGGATGGCCGTTGGCTGGATCCGGACCCGTATCGGCGGGACCGCCTCGACCAGGCGATGCGACTTGGCGCCAAACGCCCGTTGCGAACGGTCGTGCATCCCAACGGCGTCGAGGAATGTTGGTGGGGCAAGGCCGACGTGGAGGACGTCCGCACGAAGCTGAAGGAGCCAGTGCGCGAGGAGGTGGTGCTGCGGTTCGTTGACCCCCGTGCAGTGGGCCAGCCGCAGGCGGCCGAGAAGGGCGGGGTGACGTTGGTCACGTTGTTCGAAGACGAACAGCGGGCCCCGGACGGCACGATCGAAGGCCCGAGCATGCCCGTGATTCCGGCCTACTCGGGCCGAGATATTGAGGAGGGCATTCGGGCGGTGAACGATCTGTTGGACTTCGACGAGGAGGCTCCGATCGTGCCGCTGCTCAACGAGCCAAGGCTTCGGATTTCCGAGAAGTGCGAACAGGTGGACTGGTCGCTCAGTCATTACACCGGGGAAGGCTCCGAGAGTGATGGCGGCAAGGACACGGCGGACGTCATTCGCTACGTGGCGATGACCGAAGACCTTCAATTCGTGGACACAAAATCAAGCCGCGTGCGTCGCGGATGGAGCTACTGATGGAACCTGCCGAGATCAAACGAATGCCGGAAACTGTGTCGCGCTCCGTGTTCTGCGAGGCAACGGGGCTGCCGCCCCGAACGGTGGCGAGGATGCGAGCGAGGGGTGAAATCAGGGCAATCCGGATCGGATCCCGCCACCGTTACCTGCGCTCGGAGATTGCCCGACTGGTCGGGGTGGGCTATCAGGGCCCGGACGTTTCGCCGAGGACGCCGCCAGCGCCCGCACTCGTAAGGAGCAAGGTATGAGTGACGACGAACAGGAATTGAGCTGCGACACCGTGGCTCCCCGCGTGGCGGAATTGATCGACGAGTATCGACGGTGCAGCCCGGAGACGGAGGCGTGGAATCGGTCGTCGGACGCGGAGCGCGTTCGCTTCGCGCTCTGGGACAATCAATCGGCCGACGGCCGGAAACGATCCACGTCGACCGAGAAAGCCAAGCCCTGGGAGGGTGCCAGCGATTTGCGGGTCTTCCTCGCCGACGACATCGTCAACGAGGAGGTGGCGGTCTGCTGCATGGCCTTCTGGCGTTCACTGCTGCGCACCGAAGGCGTGCAAGCAGACGATGCCGGGTCCGCCGCGGTGCTCACCCGCCTGCTTCACTGGCTGGTGAAGAACAAGCTCAGCGTCGATCTGCTGCGCGAGGTGGAGCTGAGTGCCCAATACCACCGCACCTATGGCTGGACGGCCTTGCATGTTACCTGGGTGCGCGAGATCGGGCGGCGCATGGAAACGGTCAGCCTTGAGACGTTGGCGCGATTCTCGCCCGATTTGGCGCAGGCGATTGTGGATCCCCTACGCGAGGAGGAGGTGGTTGCGATGCTGTCCATGGCCTATGAGGCCTGGGGGAAGCAGATTGCCGAAAGCCTCGGGATTCCATCTGTGCCGGCGCTTTCCTCAAAGCGCATCCGCCGAGCGATTCGCGATCTGCGAGCGGACGGTCGGGCGGAACTGCCCGTGCCGGTCATCGTCAAGAACCAGCCGTCGATCGAGGCGCAACGCCCGTGGAGTGACGTGTTCATCCCGGACGAGATTGGGGATGCGCAACGCGGCCGGGTGTACGTGAGGCAGTGGTTTCGCGACGAGGAACTGAAGGCCAAGGTGGCCACCGATGGGTGGAACGAGGAGTGGGTCGAGGAGGCCATCAAAACCAAAGGCATGCAAACTGTCTGGGCCTCGGATCTGGTCACGCAACACTTCCAGGTCATCGAGAACAAAAATGATCCTTGGATCGAGGTAGTCACCGCCTACACGCGCCGCGTCGACGAGGATGGGGTGCCTGGGACCTACGTCACCGTGTTCTCGCCTCACCTGACGAAAGGTGATGATGGCCAAACTGAGTTGTGCGCCTCCCATGGCCAGCTCGATTTTGCGCACGGCAAAATCCCCATCGTGGTCGGTGTGCGCGAGTGGGTGTGTCGCTCGATCGCGGCATCGCGCGGGGTGCCCGAGCAGGCGGCGCCGTCGCAGCGGTTGGAGAAGGTCATGGCGGACGCGCTGATCGACCGCACGAGCCTCACCACGCTCCCCCCGAGGATTGTGCCGTCCCGGCTCATGGACGAGGACCAGGAATTCGGACCCGGGGCAACCATCCCCATCATGCGCGGCGAGGAACCGCGATTCATGGACACGCCCGCCCGGGATGGCGTGGCCGAGGAAATCCTCCGACTCACGCAGTCGCGCACGGACCAGTCGTTCGCCCGACTTTCGAACGAGGTGCCGCCGGCTCGGGTGCAGGTGCGCCAGCAGCACATGGTGAACGGATTTTTGGGAATGTGGACGGAGGCATTCCGGCAGGCTGTGGCGCTCCTGCTTCAGTACCAGACGCCGGCAGAGTTCCAGCGCATCACGGGCTTTCCCAAGCCGCAGTGGTCCGCTGAGGAGATCGCCGGGCTGTACGACATCATCCTCACCATGGACGTGCGCGAGCTGGACAGTGAGTTTGCCGTCAAACAGCTCGAGGCGGTCAGCAAGTACGTCCTCCCAGAAGATTCCGCCGGGGTGGTGGACCGCTCGAAGCTGGTGCGTGCCAAGCTCCAGGCGATCAACCCGCTTCTGGCCCGGGATCTTGTCTCCGACCAGGCGGGCGCTCAGCAAAAGCTCTTTCGAGACGTGTCGGCGGAGATTGCCAGCATGTTTCTCGGGAACCCGCCGCAGCTCGTGGAGAACGATCCAACAGCGCCCATCCAACTCCAGTTTGCGGCGCAGATTCTCCAGAACAATCCCAACTACCAGGCCGCGCTCGGGCAGCAAGGGCGATTCACCGAACTCATGCAGACGTGGGCCAAGAATCGCATGCAGAGCAAGGTGCAGCAGGAGAACAAGGTCGTGGGCCGCCTGGGAGTTCAACCTGTCCAATCCGCTCCGCAATGAACCCGGAACTTCGCAAATCGTTGGAGGTGCTCCAAGGCACTCCCGCCGGTGCCGCCCTGCGCGCTCTGGTCTGGGAACATCGCAGGAACCACATCGGTCAACTCCTGGCCGGGCCGGAGAAGACGACGGATCGGCAACGCGAGTACTCGGCGGGTGCCGTCGCCGGGCTGGAGGACCTCTATGCCGACCTCCGCGAAATCTTGAAATGGGGGTCCGAGGCCAGTTCGCGAAATCCTGATCGCGACATTGTAGGGCCACAAGGGCCACAAGGGCCACAAGGGCCACCGTGGAACGGCGGAGGCTTGTGAGCTGACCGGCTCCCTCATTCATGATCCCGCGTGAATGAGGTGCTGGTCTGGCGGCCGGCCTCGGCGAACGGGAGGGCCCGATGAGTAGTCGGTGCCCTCCTCGACGCCAATCCGCCTGGCTCACATGGATAAGGCAATTGCTGGTAACGCGGGAACCAGCGCGGCGAACCCCGCGGATGGGACAGACAATGGCTCGATGGATTCCGGGGATCCGTTCGAGAGCTTGTCATTGTCCGGCACCAACGCTCCGGAAGCAGGAAACACCAGTGACGCGGGCGAGCTGCCCGAGGACGCCACTGGCAACAATGAATCACCCGCGACCGACGCAGGCGATCAAGGTTCGAATCCGGCCGAAGACGACGAAGGCCGGCCAAAACGGGACAGGTTCCAGGAGCGCATCGACAAACTCACCGCGGCGCGTAAGACCGCCGAGGAGGAGCTGGATAAGTCGAAGACGGAGCTGACGCAGCTTCGTAAGAAGTTGGAGGAGTACGAAGCGGGCGCAACGCCTGCCACGGCTGCTCAACCCTTCGACATGGTCGAGAGCGACGAGACGATGGTTCCCCTTCGTGAGGCGGTGAACAAGACCAAGGCGGAGGTGGACTCGGCTCGTGGTCTTCGAAAGCGCCTCAAGCAGGAGCCCGACGCGGTGTTGGAGCTTCTGCAATCCAAGGGGGTCAAGGTCGAGACGGCCGAGGATGCCGACGAGTGGCTGGACGATTACGTCACCACCCAACGGGAACGCCTCGGCCAAAAGCAGGCCGAAATGGCGGTGCATCGCTCCAAGCTGGAAGCGGTGGCAACGCAGCAGCGGGGAGCCTGGGACGCGGTGGCGCGCGAGGAATTCCCGTGGGTGGCAACGACTGAGGAGGATGATCCGCGACTGGGGATGCTCAAGAACGCCGAGAAGGCGCATCCGTGGATCGCGAAGATTCCCCAAGGTCGTGCGGCCCTGGCTGCTCTGGTGGACATCGTGTTCCGCCGGCAGAAGGCGGCCAACGGCAAGCCAGGCCCGAAACCCGGGGTGCGACCCTCCGCCGGCAACGGTGGTGGGGGTCCGGCAGCTCGACCGGCAACCAACGGAACCGGCAAGGATCAACGCGCGGCCGCTGCGGCGAAGCGGCTGGATTCGAACCCTGATGACGATGCGGCGATGGCGGATTTCCTCGACGGCGCCCTGTAGGGCTCCGGGGGAGACAGGAGAAACTCTATGGCTGGTGGATTGATGGTGGATCAGGTGCTCGGGGCCCAGCGGTCGATTCTCGACCGCGTGGTCATCCGAAACGGCAAGAAGTGCCCGATCACGGCAATGATCGGGAAGGGGCCCACGGTCGACAACATGATGTACGAGTGGCCCGTGGACGTGTACTCGGACGCCAAGGACAACGCGGTGCCCGAGGGCAAAGACGTGGAGGCCTTCGACAATCAGGCGAAGGACTACGCGGTCGTCGCCAACCGGGTGCAGTGGCTTCGCCGCTCGTGGATGGTCGGCAAGCTGGCGCAGGAAGTTCAGAACCAGGCCGGCGTGCCCAACAAGCGCGCCTACCAGGTCAAGAAGGCGCTGGATCACCTCATGTTTGACATCGAGGCGACCATTTCGAGCGACAACGACGTCCAGGCGGGATCGGGCGCCAACCCGGACAAATGCCGCGGCATCGGCCGATGGTTGAGTGCTACGATCGCCACGGCTGGCTATGCGGTGGACGCGAAGTATCTGCCGGCGGCGGCTCAAATCTTCTCGGCCGCGTTGTCTGGGCTCAACGATGACGCGCTCAACACGCTGATGCGCGAAACGTGGCTGCGCGGTGGGACGCCCACCGATGACACGTTCAAGCTCGTCTGCGGCGCCACCCTGCGCGCGACGATCTCCGGCCTCACCAACATCGCCCGGTCGACCAACTACTACGCCCCCGTCCGCACCTACAGTGCGGATCTCAAGGGCAAAGTGCTGTATGCGACCGTGGATTCCTTCCAGGGCGATTTCGGCAACATCGAGCTGATTCCGACCCACTGGAATGCCCACCCGAACGTCGGCGGATCGGCGGCGGCCAATCTGCGCCGCGGCTACGGGTTGAACCCGGACAAGTGGGACATCGTGTGGAAGCAGATGCCCAAGAATCAGGACCTTCCCGACCTGGGCGGCGGTCCGCGCGGCGCGATCGACGCGATCATCGGCCTCCGGGCCAAGGATCCCGCCGGCAACTTCGCCATCACGTCCACGAGCTAACCTCTGGCGCACCCGCAACCATACCAAGATCACCGATATGCAAGTCATCCCTCTCGTTGGACCGGAGACGTCGCGTGGCGCAACCCACGTGGTCAAAATCGTTCACACGGACCTCACCGACACGGCGGCCCTTACCAAAACGCTGCCGATTCTGCCGGGGCTCACGGGCACTCTGCCGGTGGGCACCATGGTCCGCTGCATCGGTCACCGCGTTGTGACCGCCTTCGTCGGACCTTCTGTCTCTGCGCTGACCTTGCAGGTTGGCGATGGCTCGGACCCCGATCGTTACGCCACTGCGGCGCTGGATTCGATGCTCGCCACCGGCTACACCGCCGTGCCGGCAAGCGTCACGACTCAGCCGTTTGCCTACGACACGGCTGACGCGGTGGACGCCCTGTTCACCGCAGTGGGTGCCAACCTTTCCGTCCTGACGGCTGGCGAGGTGCACGTGTTCCTTCAGGCTGTTCCGCTTAGCGAATTCAACGAGGTGCCGTAAGGCGCCCCAATGAACCGGGGCCCGCGTTTGCGGGGCAGGTGAGCGCGGGTCCCGGGCTCCTCTCTTATGATCGGTGCGAACTTCCAAGTCCTCCTTGATTCGATTCCTCCCGATCTCATGCGGGACGTGGCGGAATTGTACCGTCAGGAGGCAGCCGCCGATGCGCTCCAGTGCGAAATGGAACGTGCCGAGCTTGGGCGGCTCAACGAAGCGTCGCCCTCCGGGCTGGTGACGGGTGTCGGCCAAGTCGTGCGCCGGGTGCACGCCACGGATTACTGGGCGCAACAAGTCATTCACCGGGCCCCGAATGATCCGGATCTCTGGAAGTGGTTCCTCAAGACGCCCGAGGGCGCTTACGCGCGGGTGCGGTCGGATGGGCCCGCCAGAATCGTGGTGCCTGACTGGAAAGGTGGCCTCTGGTCCTCGGTCGCCGCGGGATTGGCCGCATAATCGCCATGGCATCCCAAGCCTACTTCGTCGACGACGGCAAAGGGGACTTCTACCAGTGCGTGGCTGGTGCGTCTGCTGGACAAAGCCCAGCGACTCATCCGGCCAAGTGGGTGAAGTTGGGGATCCCGGAGCAGTTCACGCCCTTCCTTGTCCATCGGGCGCTGGCGCTTGTTCTGACCGGCGAGGGGCAAGCCGACAAGGCGTTGGTGGCCGATGGCATTTCGACCAAGCGCCTTGAGGTGTTGGCCTTCGGCGATCGTATCGAGCGCGGCGGCCTCAACCGTCCCAACGTGTTCACCCGCTGATGCGCACCATTCCTTTCAGCGTCCTGGCTGGTAAGATCGCCAACCAACTGGGTTGGAAGCCGGCGGAGCTGAATGAGAAGCAGTTCGTGGCCCTTCGCGATGCGGTGAGCCAAGCTCTGGCGGAAATCTGGGAAACCACCTGGTGGCGCGACCTCAAGCGCGTCCAGCGGCGGCAATTCCGCCCAGACTACGACGCGGTCGTGGAGTATGGCGCCGGGGACGAAGTCTATTATCCCGTTGCCGACGCCTACTTCGTGGCCATTCGGGCCACCACCGGCAACGCTCCGACCACGACGGCCGGGGCGGTCAATGCCGCGTACTGGGCCGAAGCGAAGACTGCCAACGCGGCCACGGCGTACTCCGCGACAACGACGTATGCAGTCGGCAATCAGGTTGCGTATGCCGGCACCGTGTATCAATGCCACACGGCGTCCACCGGCAACCTGCCTACTTCAACGAGCTTCTGGGGGCCGGTCCCCGACTTTCTGCCCAATGTCGAGTGGTCCCAATCCGGGGAGGAACCTATTGGGAGGGTTCGGCGCATTTGGACCGATGATCCGCGCACGAATCGCAATGCGCTTCGACTCGAGTTCGAGTCCACCGAGGAAGGCATCCAGTTGTTCGATTTGGCCGTGACCCGGCCGTGGGTGGAATACCGGCCTCGGCACCATGTTCTCAGCGGCGAGACCTGGGACCCCTCGTTGAGCTACGCAGCGGAGACTGGCGACCTGTCCACGGTGTTCGTCCCAATGGTAAGCACCGGGAGCTATCCGTCGTTCGCTACGGTTGGAGCCGCTCGGGCCTCGATCATTACGGCGGAGCGCGTGGACATTCTTTCGGACGCAAACGGATCTTTTGGAACATTCTTGGCGGACCCGTCCTATGTCGACGATGGGTTTAATTCGACGGGATTTGTTGATTTTACGGGCAAGGCGTACCGCCGGGCCCAGCGCGTATGAAAGAGTGCATTTCCAAGCTGGGTCTTACTCTCTGGGTTGCCTTCTGTGTGCTGCCTGCGTTTGGTCAAATTCGACCCGTATTCACGCTCCAAGGCCTTGCTGAGTTACAAGCAAGGTATGGAGGCCTTGATGACGAAATTCAAATCCGGGTGAATCAAAGAGGGGTTCCGCTGGCCAAACCGCGCACATTCAGGCTCGCGCTCATCGCCACCAACGCCGTGGACGGTACCCACTGCGTGACCAATGCGAGCGGCACGAAGTACCTGTCGTCGGATAGATTTGCCGCGATCCAGGAAGCCGAATGGTTTGGCGCGACGGGGGATGGCACTACGGATTCCACCGCGGCCATCCGCTCGGCGATGCAATACTGCCTTCAGTCGGGGAGGCCTGGGCTGCGGTTCGGGGCGGGGACATTTCTGACCGACGGCGTCACAAACGTGGGGTCCAGCTTGATCGGAGGCATCGCCCTCCTGGGTGCGGAGGGGCAACGCACCATCCTACGCGCTCGCAGCGCCGGCACCGTGATGCAGTTTGCCAACATGCGCGCCGCAATCATCCGCGACCTGTGGATTGACGGGAACGGAGTCGGCACGCGGGGAATCGTGCTTTCGAATTGCACCCACTTCACCATCCAAAAGTGTGACCTCTACAATCTGGCCGGCAAGGGCATCGAGTTTATCGGCGACAACAATTACGGGCACGTCGTGGATCAGTGCAACGTGCAGAACTGCGCCACTGTCGGAGTCCACCTGAACGCGATCAGCACCAGCGCAATCACCGTGCGGGACTCGACCTTCCAGGCCAACGCCCACTCAACGAACGCGGTCGGAATCAAGGTCACGGGCGGGTCGGTGAACATCCGCTATCGAGACAACGTATTCCAAAGTCTGAAGCACGGCATCTTGTTGGATGGGGCCTCGGGGGCCCTTCAGGTTGGGCAAATCATCAAGGGTAACTACTTCGAAGTGTGCTCTGACGACTCGATCCATTTCGGGTCCGGCCAGCAGAACGGGGTAGTGATGACGGACAACTACTTTTACACGGATTACACCACAAACCGGTGGGCCGTGCGAAGCGATGCGGGCGCCATCATCTACGGCCTAACCTGGCAAAGAAACGCGATCACCACGGACAGCGGCCGGGGACTGTGTTTGACCAACGCGATCGTGCGCAACTGGACCATTGACGCAGGATCGGTCGACATCGCGACCGACTACGAGCTGCCAGACAACGCCACGATGCTGATGTCGACTCCCAGCCAGCGTCTGGTGAGCGTGCTTGTCACCAATTTCAACGCGGCAGCTTCCACCAATTTCCAGCTCGCCGGGGACCTGCTTCCGAACGTGGTGTCGCTGACGGCCAGCTCAAACATAGCCTTCCAGATTGTCGGAAGCCTGTACAAGAACACTGATCTCACCATCCGAAACGCCGGCACCAACGTGATCCTGTTTCCCAGCACGGGGCATCTGGTCCGACCTGGCACGGAGGAACGATTCGTGGCCGCAAACGGCACTTGGTATCGGGAAACGGGTCCCTACTTGCGCGATTCCGGAGGCACTGTCTACGGAACGCTCAACGTCACGAACGATCTGAACGTCTTTCAGAATTCGATGATTTACGGGGGCTTGACCGTAAACGGGGTGTTCCAGCAGCCCTGGGGGTACACGTCCAGCGGCACCTATGGATCCACCAATGTAATGGCCCTGGGCGCAAAACCGGGCGCAATGGTCGGTCTGATTAAGGATGGCTTCTACTACGTGTTTGTCGGCACCAACGGAGCCACCCGCTTCACGACGGCCATCGAAAGCGTGGCCGCGACGAATGTGCTGACGCACGTGCTCGGATTTACGAACGACCCTGCGGCCGGCATCCAGCGGCAGCATTCGATCGCCGTAACGAATCTGGCCAATCTCCTCGGGGTCTCCGGCGGTGGGGGCGGCTCCGGTACAAATCGGTATGTCGAGCAAAGCATCACCGCGACGAACACGCCGATCGCCATCAACAACGCGCTGCAAACGACCTACGTCTTCACGGGCACCCAAACCAACTCCCTGCCGATCTTCTACTACCTCCCGACAAACAGTGTGCCTTTGGGCGCGATTCTGCATTTGGTGATTCAGGGCACCAATGTGCATTCGGTGGGCGCGAGGCAGTACAGCTTCGTCGATCTCGCGACGGCAACCACCAACCGGCTGCGCGACACGAATGCGATCACGCTGAGCTACACGGGGAACCGATGGATTCGGCATGGTTCATCGGATTGGACTTATCCCGGCGGGGACGATGGTTTGTTCTATGGCTGGATCAACGGGGGGCCTCAGCAAATCCCCATCCAAGGGGATGCGCCGTTCGACGGCCTTGAGTACGTGCGAAAGAACCAGGCATGGGCCGTGGCCAGTGGTGGAGGCGGCGGCGGTGGCACCAATCACAACGCGCTCACCGGACTCCAGGGCGGCACGCCGGGCGAGTATTTCCACCTCACCTCCGCGCAACACACGGACCTGACCGATGCCGGAGACTCGACCTCCCACTACCACGCGTCCGACCGGGCACGGGGCAATCACACCGGGACGCAGCTCGCCAGCACGATCTCGGATTTCAGCACCAACGTCTGGGTCAAGATCCTCAGCTCTCTGCTGCGAGGGAACGGAATTCACTTTGCCACGAACGGGCCGAGCAACTCGCTCACCATCTCGGGTTGGAACCTTCCTGGATCCAACCTCACGGTCGTGACCAACAGCGACGGTTCGCTTACCTGGTCCGCCGTGGCCAGCAGCAGCACCAACGGCACCCCGCTGAGCGTCAATGGGTCCTCCATCCTCTCGCTGGCCAATCTGCTGGATACAGTCCCGGTTAAGTGGAGCGTGAGCGGTTCAAACATCACCCTCACGATCACCAACCTGCCCCAGGCTTCGGTCTCCAATCTGGTGGGAGACCTCGCCGCCAAGCAGGCCGCCAACACGAACCTCCTCCAAATCGCAACCGCGGCTGGCAGCCCCGGGGACATTCTGTATCGGCATGCCAGCGGAGTGCTGACCAATCTTCCGGCCGGCTCCAGTGGGCACGTGCTTACGGTCGCTTCCGGGGTGCCTTCGTGGCAGCCAACCAGCGGAGGCGGTGGTGGCGCTGGAACGAACCTGTTCGTCAACGGACTGTTGCGACAACCGGCCCGGATCACCAATTCCCCCACGGTCACGTGGGCCACCAACGCAAACGGAGACCTCGTTGCCAACGCCACCAATGCCGCCGGCACCACCGCCGAAGTGATGCAGCGCGTGGGCTGGATCCTGTTCGATCTCTACACGGATGGTGGCACGGATCCGGTCCAGTCGGCCTGGTCCAACTACGTGCAAAATGTTCAGGTCGGTGGAGTCGTTACTAACGCCTACCTGGTGGGCGGGCCCACCAACCTCGTCACTGCACGCTATTCCGGCGGCATCGACGTTCAAATCAACCTTCCCCTCAGCGGCCTGGGCAGCACCAACATCATCGTCCAGGCGCAAGCGAGAACTCGGATCTCAACCAACAACGCCTACGCATCGACATTCGTGGACGTGATCGGGGGATCCATTGCCACCACGAACATTCCGCTGATCGTCGGGACGACTCCAAACACGGGTTTCTCTTTGGGAGCGTCGAACACGCCGGACTTTCACCGCTGGACCAACTCGTTTTACATAAACGTGTTCGCGCCCGCGACAGTGGGTGGATCCGGCGGAAACGCGGTGGCGCTCAACGGCTCGGGATACGTGACCAATCTGGCAACGGGATCGGATATATCATGGACGTCCTCGGGTGGCACAACGGCCACGCCGATTTTGACCGACAGCGGCACCGCGGGGACTTTCACGAACCCCATCGTCACCACCACGGCGAAGGGTCGAATTTCATCCATTGTCTCGGGACCGGAACCAACCTCTCAATCCCGAAGCTCCTTCACGATCTTTGACGAGCTGCTTTCTGGTACGGCCGCAAGCGGCGGGCAGGGCGCCGAAGGACTGAACAATTCCGGCACGGTGTCCACGACCACGGAGGCCGGGCGGCCTGGCGTCAAATTTGTCCGCACCACTGCGGCAGGCAATGGGGCGTTGATTGGCTGGCACTTCGTGGGCTCGGTGCGCGGGCCACCGGTGGGGTCTGTCGAGGATCTCTACTTTGAGGCCTCCGTGAAGGTTCCATCGACTCTCAGCGGCGCCGCCGGCACCGATCAGTACGCTCTCCAAGTCGGATTCAATTCGCTGGCGAGCACCACGAACACGCCTGGCGATGGGTCCTTCTTGGTCCACCAAACGAACCTGCTCGGCACGGTGAACTGGGCATTCATCACCACCTCCAACAGCGTCTCGGCCACCATCATCGACACGGGCGTGGCCGTCACCAACTCCACCTGGTACACGCTGGGGGTGTGGCTGGACGCGACCAATACCATCGCTTTCATCAACGGGGTGCCCGTGGCCACCAACACCACGCGGCTGCCGCTGGGCCGCAACCTAAACGCGATCGTTCGCGCGCCTCGCTATTCTGGTACGACCACGATCGATGCACTGGTCGATTGGGTAAAAATCAAATGGGATGGAGCAGCACGATGAACCACGCCGTCACCTATTGGTCGGAAGATCCCGAAGGCCGCCCGGATGGCTGGCCGAAAACGATCCGGGATCTCGAAAACGCCACGGGTCCGCTCCAGCAGGGAGAGACCCTCGCCACCACGGATCAGCTCCAGGCGGCGATGGAGAACCTCACGCCGGCCATGGTGGCGTGGGAAGCCGCGCGGAAAGCGGCTGAACCGTATGTGATCGTGGATTTCTTCGACCGCCTTTCGGCGGAGCAGCGCTCTACCATCCGCCTCCTGGCCAAGACTTCGGAACCGATCGCGGACCTTTGGGACAATCTCCTCGCCCTCCGCGAGGGCGTGGAATGCCCGCCGGATGGCTCCACCCCGGGCCGCGCAAAATCGCAGGCCGCAAAGGCAGCGTGCGCCCAGATATTTGGGGAATCCGAAGCTCAACGTCTGTTTGCCCGTCCATGAGAAGTATTCTTACCGTCCTGGTGTTTGCGGTCGTCGTCTGTGGATGCACGAGCGTCAATCGTGCCGCGACCACCCGGTTGCGATGGTCGGATGGGAAGCGCAAGTTTGAGTGGAGCAGCCCCAAGGATTACACGGTGGGACGGATGACTGTGGATCCTGAAACCGGTCGATTTCTGGTGACCGATCTTTCGGCCCAGGTCGATCAGGCCGCGGTGCAGGCCGCCCTGGAGGCGCGCAAAGCCGACGCTTCCGCCACGGCCGCCATTGTGACCGGGGCCTTGGGGTTGGCAGAGAACGCGCTGCGAGCCCGAGCGGGTGTGCAGCAAGCCATCAAGCCCAACGGCCAACCCAAAGACGATCCCAGCGTACCTGTATCCGTTATTCCCGACGGATTTCAGTTGGTGCCAATCCCCCCTAACCCACCCATCCCACCCATCGCACCCAAACCGTGAAATTCACCCCCTCTATCGCGGCGATTCTGATTCTGTGCTGCTCGGCGATTGCGGCCGACGTGGCGGCCCCGGCAGCGGCAAACCCGCTGGACGTTGGGCAGTTGATTGAGAAGGTCGGCATCATCGGCGTGCTCGGTGGCGCAGTCTTCTACCTCCAGCGGCGCAACGAGGCATCGGAGAAACGGTCCCAAGATTTTGCCGAGCGCGCTTTGTCAACGCTTGCAACGTCGACGGCGGCCATCGGCGAAATCACCGAGGCGCTGGCGGCTCTGAATCTGGCCATCGCCGCGGAGACCGAGGAGACGCGCGAGATGCGCAAGGCGATCCAGGAGTCCGGTCGGACCATGGCGCGCACCCAGGCGTAACATGAACCGCCACCGTTCCTACGCTCCTCTGGACGACTCTCCGACGCCTGATGGCGATGGGCAGTTCGTCGGCGTGAACGCCCGACTCAACCCGGAGCGCGTCAAGGCGGGATACGTGGCGGAGGCGGTCAACATGCGGTTTGAGACAGGGGCGGTTGCCACCCGCAAGGGTGTGCGAATCATGGCCTGGGGGGCGGATGGCGATGTCAGCGCCAATCCGTCGATTGTCACGCCTTACGGCAGGGTCATCACCGCCGCTCCGTTCTCGGATCCTGTCTCCGGGATCGAGTGGCTCATCATCGTGGCGGATTCGGGGGTGTATCGTGCGCGCCCGGGGACCATGGGCGCACGAGTCGCTGTGCAATCGGGGTTGGATACCTCCGCCGCCGTGCAATTGGTGCAGACGTTCAACGGCATGGTGATGCTGCGGGGCCGGGCTCTGCCGCCAATTGTCATGGCATCAGTCGACGACGGGTTCAGGGCAATGCCTGATGCGGATACTCTGAAGGTGGCTGTGCCGCCATCGCTCAATGGTATCTACTTTCAGAATCGCTTATTTGTCGTCGATGGGAGGACCAGTTCCCAATACGTGGACAGCGTGTGGGTGTCCGACTTTGGTGGGGCGGCCAGCGTGCTTCAGGGGGACGCCGTCTTTAACGCCTTCCGGATCAATCAGGGGTCAGCGGATCGCCTGACGGCGCTGGCCAAGTTCAACGACACCACGCTCGTCGCCTGCAAAGAGCGGAGCGTCTACGTCGTGTCCCAAATCTATGGGACGAACGAGGAGCTGGCCGTCAATGCCCGGCTCGACGAAGTGACTCGCGAGTATGGTTCGCGGTCGCCCCGGAGCTTTGTGCAGGTCGGGTCCGATCTGTGGTTCATGGGGCATCGCAGGGGCGTCTGTTCACTGCGCCTCACCGAGCAGGGGGCCGTCCGCGGCGTCGACGTGGCGGTTTCGCGCGACATCCAAGGCATCATCGACCGAATCAATTGGGAGCAGGCTGGTGGAATTGTGGCGGCCTCCCACGACAATCGTGTCTATTTCGCCGTGCCGATCGATGGCGCATCGGCCAACAACGCGGTCCTCGTCTACTCCACGGTGAATCAGGCCTGGGCCGGGTACGATGAAGGGCCGGCGATCCGGGTTCAGTCCTGGCTCAAGTTCTCCTACGGGGGAACCGTGCGGCTGGGGTTTGTCACGGACAACGGATTTATCGCTCTGTACGAAGATGGGTTCTACGACCACACGGGCGACGAGGATGGGGTCATCGCCTACAATGCCATCGCCTCGCGAGTGAAGACGCGCGCTTACGGCGGAGGGGTGGCGGGCCGCGAACAGTTTGTCGGCGTCGAGACCAAGGTCGCGACGTGGAACCCCGCGTACACCATTCGCATCCACCCTGACGGCGTTGGGGAGGGGGAGCTGGTCGAAACCGTCGCGCTGTCCAACACCCGGTACGAACGGCCGTACGGAAAGGCCAACTGGGATCCCGCCAATCCGGCCGGTGATTGGGATACGCCCTGGCGTCAAGATTACTCCCTGCTCGTGGGCGGCGTGCAAGTCACCGATGCCGCCGGCGCGGGCATCGTGGCCTTCGATCGCCACCAAGAATCCGTCCGATCGACGTGGATCCGGGCCAACGCCAGTTCGGTGGCGATCGAAATTGCCACCACCCGCGGGCGAATCGAGTTGCAGGGCGTCGCCCTCCAGATGCAACGCGCCGGAACGCGAGACGGATACGACCTCTGAAAGGTAACCCATGCTGACCCTCTCCATTACGCGCGGCTACACCATGCAGGCCAACGTCGCCCCCTCGGTGGACGACTGGAATGCCGCGTTCCTGCCAAACGCCACGCTCGACGGATTTGTGGGGGCGTCGGACATTTCGGAGGACGCCATCTCGTTCAACCACCTGGGCGCCCAAGTCTTCAATGGGCTGAACACGCTGGCGGCATTGGCCGTGGGGGACAAGCTGCCGGTCTACGATCTCAGCGCCACGGACAACGCGGCGGTGACGGTCGCGGTGCTCATCAATGGCGTGTTCAGCCTGGCGGCCACCGCGGTCACGGCGTTCACCTCCTACACCGCCGACAAATTCACCCTCCACAACGGCACGGCGGCCGTCACGATGACGCCCGCCATTCTGGCGGAGCAGCTCATTGCGCAGGCTCCGGCTCTCACGACCGTGGACCTCGCGGACGAGGTGGTGGTCCATGATGCCTCCGACCCGGACGGATCGCGGGCCAAGCGGGTCACCATCGCCAACATCCTCCCGGCAGTGGGCACCCCGGGGATTTACAACGGAGTCATCGGCTTGGATACCGATGCAGTGGGCCGCGTGACTGCCGTCCGGACCTCCGGTGGCTCTGGGGCGCGGTATGATTCGCCGGCGTCGGTGACGTTGCCCACGGCTGCGGGCTGGGCCAATGGGGTCGACATCAACACCGGTCTGGGCGCGCGGCCTGGCATCGTGCAGGGGTGGCTGATTTGCAATGATGCCGGCGGAGACGCTGGTTGGGCGCAGAACGACATCATTCCCATGGATTGGGTGGTGTTCGATACCACCGGATCCACCTACTTCAATGGCCGGTATGGGCTCGTGCCCAACGGCAGCGCTGGGGTGCTGCGATTGTTCCAGCCGGACAACGGGGGGACGGGGGCGCGCGTGCAAAACAAGACCACCGGCGATGACGCGGCAATCACCCTGACCAAATGGAAATGCCTGATTTCCGCCATTCGATGAACGACGATCGGCAATCTCTCCACCGACTCCTGACCGCAGACATGCGGTTTGGGGCCTTCCTGACGGCGTTTGCCGGGGGGTGGAGGGACTCCAATGGTCACGCTATCCCCAATGGTGGCCACCTCATGAAGCGGTTGCAGGACGAAGTGGAGGCCATGGAGCAGGCGCTTGCCCAAGCCAAGAAGGAGCTGGGCCTGTGAAACTGCCCTGGCAGCGCGCCAAGGATTGGTGGGAACGATTCGGCGACGGGCAGCCCTTCGAGACGCTGCTGGGCCAGTACTTGGCTGGGGGGCACTACGTGTGGTCCAGTCCCACGGAGTTCGTCTTGGCTGCCGAGGTGCGGTTGGATGGCGACATCATGGTTCAGTCTGTCCGGCCCAATGCCTGGTTCCTCCACCTGGCGGCGGCAGCTCACGGCAAATTCGACCCTGCCGCCTTCCTCCGGCTTGCGCCGCGGTCCCATGAGGCCGTATGCTACCACCGACGCGGTCGCCTCCACGTCATTCGCTGGGTTCAATTCGCCGGCCGCCAGCCAGCTCCTCCCATGACAAATGGGAAGTAGCGTATCGACCCCGCCCCCGCGCGACTACGCGCAGGAAACCCGCGACACGTTGCAGGCGCAGGTCGACCTCGCGCCCGAGCAATATGCCGCGGAGGCTCAATTCAGGCCCAAGTATGCGGCCCTCGACCTTGAAACCCTCGGCACCACGCTGAAGGGCAATGCCGCGTCCCCTGGGCTGCTCAGCCTGTTCGAGAATGACATTGCCCCGGTGCTTTCCCGGGTCGATGCCGGGGACCGCAAGGCCCGGACGGATTCCGATCTGGCCCTGATTCGGGATCAGGCTGGCAACGTCACCAAGGCTCTACGCACCGCCGCCGGCACGGACGGGCTGGTGACCGACATGGAGCGGCAGGCACGCGAAGGACTGGCCGCTGGCGCCGGCATGGATGCCAGCTTGGCCAACGAGGTGGAGCAGGGGGTCCGATCGGCGCAGGCGGCCCGGGGATTTGGATTCGGCGCTCCGGACGCTGTCGTAGAGGCTTTCGCCCGCGGCGATCGGGGCAATGCCCTTCGGCAGCAGCGACAACAGTTCGCCCAGCAGACGGTCGGCACTCTCCAGGCCACCGGTGGCGATCCGGTGATGGCCCTCCTCGGGCGGCCGTCGCAGGTCCTCGGCATGACTCCCGGCGTCGCGGCACAGGGAAGCGCCATGAATCCCGGCCGACTGTTCAATCCCGAGAGCGGGTACGCCAGCGACGTGTTCAACACCAACTTCAACGCCAAGGCGGCGGCAAAGATCGCACAGGCCAACAACGACACGGCCATCACCGCCGCCGGAATCTCCGCCGCCGGCAGCGCGGCCAGCTCCCTGTAGCCATGCCCTACAACGCACAAGCCAGCCTCGGGCGCCCGATCATGATGCCCCAGTCCAAGGGGGCGATGACCCCCGAAGACATCGAGGAGCGCCAAGCCAAACTCGACGCCATGGGCCTGGGCGATTCGCTGGCCGGGCAGCTCAACCAGTGGGCGGGCAAGATGGTCGCGCAGAAGTCCGCCGTGAAAGACTCGATTCTGCAATCCACCGGATCCTCGGCCATGACGGGGTCGGCGTTGTCCGGCATGGGTGCGGCTGCGGCTCTATGACGTCCGCGTCGCCAATCCTGCGCGTCTACGCCATCGCCTCGAACGAGAACCCCGAGGCGTATCAGTGGCTCTGTGCCTGGCACGGCTGGTGCCATGCCATCGACGACCACGTGGACGAACTGCGATCCCCTCGTGAAGTGGTCTCCCTGTGCGCTCGCGGGGCAGTCATCTTCTCGGCGCCCTTCTATCGCCGCCATGCGGAAGCCCTGGGGCCTTTGGTCGGCATCATCGCGGCTCAATACGAGAAGTCCCTCGAAGTGTCCGGCGTGCTCGCGGACGCCCTGCGCATCGCCGGCAATCAAATGGTGCTGGCCGTGGCCTATCTGACTGGCGGCACCGAGGGTGTGCGGCGAACCAGTGACGCCCTTTGGCCCGTGGTTGAGGCCACCCAACTCCAAACCAACCCCTGACATGCCTTACAATCCGGGAATCCAGTATCGCGGCGACCAGTACCTCTTTGAGGGCATCGCCAGCGCCGGCAACAGTCTTGCGGGGGCCATCCGGGAGTATCGTGACACGCGGGAGAAATCGCGCGCGGCCGATACCGCCTTCGAAGGCTTGGCCGGATTGGCTGGGGAGCTGGCCAAAAACGGCTCGTTGCCTCCCACGCTGCTGGAACAACTTCCGGATGCCGGCAAGTTCTCCGGGCTCTCGCTGTCGCAGAAGCAGGCGAAGCTGGGGTCGCTCACGGCCTCGATCGCGCAACTGGTCGCCGACTCAAACCAGCGGTCCGACCGCGAGATGCGGGGCGCGTACTTGGACCTGGCAACTCGGCAGGATGCTCGGAGCGCGCGGAAGGATGCGGTGGAGACGCCGTTGGTCCTGGAAGGGCTCAGGCTGAACAACGCCGCGGTGAAAGATGCCTCCGCGAGGCGCGAGACCGAGCAGTCGGCCAATGCCGGACTCCTGACCGATCTGCAGCGGTACGACGCCATGGCGGCCAACCCTCCGCTGGCGCTGGATCCGTCCATGCGCGACGCCCTGAAGCGCCCCGGTGGTGTTGAGCTGGCCGCCCTGGCGCGCAACCCCGGGGTGGATCCTGAGACGCGCCGGTCGCTGCTCGGGTACGCGCTCGATCCCCGCAAGAACCGTGAGAGCTGGAACCTGACCCCTGGCCAACGGGTCGACTACGGCGACGGGAATGTGGGGCTCGCCATCAATCGCGACAACGTGGTGATTCCAAAGGCGGCGGCCAAAGAGAAGAAGCCGACGTTGAGCGCCACGCAGTCGAAGATTCTGGACGACGTTGCCGCAAGAAAGTCGTCGGCACGAAAGCAACGCGACGACGCGCAGGCCGAGGTGGATTCCGGCAACAAAAAGCCCGGTCCCGACTGGTGGCCCGGCGGGGGCAAGCCCTACGCCAAACAGGTCGAGGATCTCGACAAGGAACTGGTGGACCTCGAGGAGCGCATTGCCCAGATCCGGGGAGCTGGTGCCACCGAGGTGAAAGGTGGCGGAAAGCCCGAGGCGTCGTCCGCGGCGCCGGCACCGGTGGTGTCCGTGGCGGATGAAACGGAACAGGCAAGGCAGGCGATTGCGAACGGAGCCAACCCGGCGGCGGTCGCAAGGCGGTTCAAGGAGCGAACTGGGAAGGACCTGATGTAACATGGGAGCCTACGATGACCTCGTGCCGGTTGATTCTGGCGTTGATCCTTACGCGGACCTCGTTCCTCCCGCACCACGTCCTCGCACCACCGATAGCCCTGGTCGTGTCCGACTGGAATCGTACGCGGCCGGCATGGAGCGTCTCGGAGAGGAAACTCCATTGGGCGCCATCGGCCAACGGGTCGCCTTGGGTGGCAAAACCCTCCTGGCCGCCTTTGCGGACATGGCGACCGTCCTTCCGGGTGGGCCTGAACCGTCGGCCGAGAACCTTCGCGCGTACGCGCAAAATCCCGAGGCACCGCTCCCTGTCGAGGAAGGCCTGGCGGAAATGTCTGGCCTCGGCTCAATCCCGACCAAGGCGGCGGCAGGTTTGATTCGGACCGTGCCGGCTCTGGGGGCCACCGCGTTGCTGGCGGGTGCCGGGGTGCCCAGCGCCTTGGCGGCGGCCATTCCCATGTCGGCCGACGAGCGCGGTGTCCCCGACCCCAAGGGGGTCGCTGTGGGCGCCATGCTGCCGGGGGTCAGTGCCGCCGGAGAGCGCGCGGTGGCCGCTGGGCTGGCGCGCCTACCCATGAAGGAAGTGGCCATCGTGCTCTCGCGCGATCCGCTGCGCCTCAAGGGCAAGGTGGTGCAGAAGTTCGGTCCGGTGGATCTGTCTAACGACGTGTTCCGGCAGTGGATGGAGACGGGGGGAGGGGTCGCGAGTGCCAACGCTTTCCTGCTGGCGACACAGATTCCGGAGATTGCTGCGCTACCCGCGGAGCAACGAGTCGAGGCGGTCATCGATTCGATGGCTGCCAACATCGGGCCGAGCCTGCTGGGCTTCGTGGCGCGCAAGCCCATGTCGGGAGCCATGGAGCGCATGGCGCCCGAGATTATGCGGCGGGCCAAAGACGCTTTCACTGCCAAGCCTCCGCCGCGGCGTGGGCCTGGGGGCCCCAACATGCCGGCCGAGGAAGGTGCTCCTGTCCCTCCTCCGGATCCTGCTGGGCCTTACGGCGACTTGGTGCCAACAAAATTTGGGGGAGGTGAACCCAAACCGCAGGAGGCATCCCCAATGCCGCCAGCGCCGACGGGTGTGGTTGAGCCCGTCACACCACCGCGCGAGGAGGTGACCAGCAATGAGCAAGGCCAAACCCAAGAGCCGAAGCAAGAAGAAGGGGTATTGATCCCGCCGCCAGACAGTAAACCAGCGCCTCCGCCGGATGGCCCGGCGCCGGAACCCGTCAAGGTTCCAGCGCCGCTGCCTCCGACGCCTGCGACGCCTCCGGATCCGGCCGCCACAAACCCCGGTGAGCTGGTGGCCAATTTCGTGCGTAACTCGCTGGCGAACGGCGGAGCTGTTGGCCAGGCCGAAGTGCTGCGCATGGGAAAGGAGCTGGGGCTCGAAGAACGCGAGGCGGAGGAATGGGCGGAGCTTGGTTCCACGGAGGCCTCGAGGGGAATCGTGCAGACGGAGGACATGACGCCCCGCGAGAAGTTCGCGGCGCTGGTGTCGCTCTACGACAAGATGCCTCGGGCTGCGACGCGCGACGTCGAGACCAAGGTCAATCAACAGTATTCCACCCCGCCGCCCCTGGCGTACGTCGCCAGCCTGCTCGCCGACATCCCGGGGGGAACAAGGGTGGTGGATCCAACTGCCGGGCACGGCATGCTCACGATCGCGACAAGCCCAAAAGCAAACGTGGTGCTCAATGAGTTGGCGCAAGGAAGGCTTGAGCGATTGACCCGATTTGTTCGGGGGTCCAATGCTTTCGTGTCCAACATGGACGCCACTTCCGCGGAATTCTTCGAAAGGCTTGCTCTCTCCCGGGTGGACCGGCTTGCCATGAATCCGCCCTTTGGGACCGTGATGGGGCCCGACGGCAAATCGATCTCCTGGCCCATTGCCAACCCGGCCCTGCCTCGGAACCAATCGACAGTGTCCATCGACCTGGCCATCGGGCTCAACGCCCTCGACAAGATGGCCCCGGATGGGAAGGCCTTCCTCATCATCGGGTCCAAGACCGGGACGCCCTTCGGCGAAATGAGCGAGGATCCGGCGCAACGGGCGAAGGACTACCAGCGCGGGGTCATGCTGGAATTCTTCCAGCGGTTCAACGTGGTCGATTGGTTCACCGTCGGGGGCGACCTCTACCGCAAAATGGGAGCGGGGTGGCCGGTGGACGTCATCATCGTTCACGGCAAGGGCAAGACCCCCTCGTCCAAAGAGGGAGGCATCGAGCGCCCTTGGATCAAACCTCCCCGCGTAATCGAATCCTGGGAGGAACTCGGCAAGCTGATTCCTGAAGCGAAACATGAAAGCATCCATTCCCCGAAACCCCAGCCCCGACCCGAAGCTGGTGGATCAAGCGGTCGATCTCCTGGCGGACGCTCTGACGGAAGTACTCCTGGAGCAGGACAGGGAGGTGGGGAGCGATCCGGAGGCGAGGCGTTACCTGCTCCGCGACCTGAACGGATCCCTGCGGCAGGCGGGGGCGGGGACGGGGGCGGACGTCCGGCCGTCGATGCTGGACGACCCCGACCGCCTGCTCCGCCCGCACCTGCGGGCGTCCCTGGAGATTCCGGCGACGGAATTGGCAAGGGAAAGCCGGGAGCGCCTGGTCCAGTGGATCGAGTCGGCGCCCCCGCTCCGGAGCCCCGAGCGCCTGGGGTGGGCGAACGAAGCGCCCCACCTGCTCCGCGGCGAGACCTGACGCCGCAGCCTCCGACCGAGGGGCTGCCGGCGTCGCTCATGGTGCCCTACGTGGGGGCGTCCCGCGGGCCGTCGCTCAACCTCGTGGCGCCGCGAAACATCGCGTCGCAAATGCTCAACGCCCAACGCGCGCTTGAGCGCGAGGTGGGCATGCCGGTTGACGAGTACGTTGCGGGGAAGCTCGGCCGAGACCTGGCGACCCTCCACAAACAGCTCGCCGGGGCGCAAATCGATGCGCTGGCCCTGGCGATCCGCAATATCGAGCGTGGCGCCGGCCTCATCACGGCCGACGAAACGGGCGTGGGTAAGGGCCGGGTGGTGGCGGGAATCATCGAGTACGCGCGCCAGCGGGGACTGGTGCCCATCTTCGTCACGGCCAAGAAGAACCTCTACAACGACATGGTTTCCCGCGACCTGGTCGCGCTGGGAAACACGGACTTCAAGCCGTTCATCACCGACAACCAGCATTATTACGAGGACGGCCGGGGCCGCGAGGTGAAGGTCAATCGCAAGGCGAGCGTTGGGGCGGAGCTGATGGCCGATGTCGTCAAGACCGGCAACTTGCCGCAGGGAGCACAGGCGGTGTTCACCACCTACGCGCAACTCGGAGGCGATCGGCCAGCGGGGTACAAGGAAGACCCCAAAGCCAAGTTCAAGCGCAAGGCCAACCGCGAAGGCCGACCGGATGGTCCCCGGTGGGCCATGCTGCGCGCCCTGGCGCCGCGCTCCATCTTCATTCTCGACGAGGCGCACCTTGCGGCCGGCAACGATTCCGAGGTGAACCTCAAGTTTGGGCCCATTCTGCCAACGGCCCGGGGCACGTATTATTCCAGTGCGACGTTTGCGAAG